CAATTACTACAGGGACTTCAACAACGCTAACAAACGGCGATGGTCCACAATCTCAAGCAAACAACGAAGCTAGACAAAGTCAATTAATTTTAACAGGTACAGTTTCTACAACTCACACTTTACAATTCCCAGCTACACAAAAAACTTATGGTATTTACAATAACATTTCTGGTGGTGCAGATATATCTGCAAGATTAGGAGCTTCAGGAAATACTGTAACTGTTGTGAATGGTAAATATAGATTATTAGCTACTGACGGAACTAACTGGTATGATATTTTTTCATTAGCTGGTTTAGGTGAAGCTTGGCAAATTAAAACTGGTAACTATACAGCATCAGACGGAGACAATCTTTTTGTTGATACATCTGGTGGAACAGTGCAAATAACTTTACCTGCCTCCCCTTCAATTGGGAATCAAGTAAAAATTATTGACGCAGAAGGAACTTTTGGTACAAACAATTGTACAGTGGCACGTAACTCTCAAAAGATTCAAGGAGCTACGTCAGATTTAACAATAAGCACCGATGGTGCGGGCATTGCTCTCGTTTATGTAAACGCAGACAATGGATGGAGGTTGAAATATAACGACTAATGGCTAACTTACAAGATATAGTAAACAGAAGTGAAGTAGGTGCAATTAAACCTTGGACTGCTGCTGCAGCTCCAGCCGGTTATTTGTTATGTAACGGCGCTGCCGTATCAAGATCAACGTATGCAGATTTATTCGCTGTAGTTTCTACAACTTATGGTGCTGGTGATGGTTCAACAACTTTTAACGTTCCTCAATTACAAGGTAAAATGCCACAAGGTTATGATGGCAATACTTATAACTTAGCAGGCACTGGTGGTGCTAATACAGTAACTGTAGCGGTAACTAATAACCAAGCGGCTACAAATGCTACAAACCAAACTGTTTCAGTGACAGGAAGTATTTCAAACACAAGTTTGACTACAGCTCAATTACCTAGTCACACTCACAAAGGACTAACAGGTGGTCCTCCACACCCTGCAGGAAACGTAACTCCAAAACACAAAGGTATGGATGCCTCACCTTTTAGGGGTCCAGGTGAAACAGGAACACTTCAATATAACAGTCCGCAAGGACAGCATGAAGTACAAGGTTCGGGAACAGGTCATAACCATTCTCATACTTTATCAGGTACTTTAACTGGTAATATTACAACAAGTTTAACTGGATCTGTTACAGCGGCAGGTACAAATTCATTCTCACCTTTTGTGGTGGTTAACTATATTATAAAGCATTAGGAGATAGAAATGGCAGTAACACAATTAGTAATTCTTCAAAATGATCAATTCGATATGACTACAGATAATGGTGCTTATTTTTCATTAGATTGGGCTGATTTAAATGGCCCAAGTGGTCCTAACATGCCAGCTATACCTGACACTGTGCACGCAGTAATTTGGAATAGTTTACAAGGACCAAATGAAATTCAAAGTTATGATCCAAGCACTGGTATGATGACAGGTAATACACCTTTAAGTTCTGCTAGTGATGCAGTTGGATCTACAACAGTACAAGCATTATTAGATTGGGCAACAACAAGATACAGTCAAATAGAAACTGCTGAAGCAGCTTATGAAACGGCTCTTGATGATGGGACAGCGACAGAACAACAAAACTGGCAAGATTATCAATCGTAATTATCTATCTCTTCTTTAAGGTGTTTGTAAGGTCCATTAACATCTACATAATGAATAAATAATTGATGATGCCAACATCCTTCTGGTTGTTGAAATGAGGGTCTCCAATGTTCTATTTCAATTCCTTTGTAAATAACACCATCCCCTGATTCTATTACTATTGGCTTATCCCCCATACACAAAGGCCATTTATAATTCTCATTCTCGTAACGATACTTTAAAGTTATAGAACAACTTATTTCACAAGCATCTCTATCTTTATGTCGTTTTAAATCTGCATCACTAATATAAATTCTATTCCAAGCATAAGTTGGTTTTAGTTTTAAACCAGTTTCTTTTTCCATAGTTGGTAAAAGCCAATGAAGAACATGTCTATATATCTCAGATCGACTAGAATGATAATTAATTGAAAGAGGTACAAAGTCATTTTTCAAAGCATTATGAGTTTGATTTACACTCCAAGTAGATAAAAAATCAACCATGTCTGGTGTTAACATGTTTTTTACATATTTATATTTTTGTTGTTCTAACGTAGCCATGTAATTATTGCGTGTCTATTACCATTAGAAACGGGAAGAACAGAATGCGGAAAACAAAAATTACTTGGAAAAACAACAGCACTTCCAACTTTTTTTTCAATTTTATACTCATCAAAAAAACAAAAATTACCACCATCAAAATTATCATTTAAAAGAATAGACATACTTATTAGCCTAGGAAACTTATCAAAAGAATCTGTGTGCGTTATATAAGTTCCTTTTTCAGAACCTTTATATAAAAGGTGTTCATACCCTGTATCATTTGCATCCGCTCCAATGTGAAAATGAGGAAAATCTTTTTGATATTTTTTTATTATTTCTTCAACAGATTTAAATACAACATCATCAAATTTTAAATCTAAATTTTTTACGTAACAATTTCTTGATGTTTTATCAACTGTTAGACCTTTATCTTCTGGCTTGCCTGCAATCTCACTATCTTTAAAATCATCATAGTTAACTTCATCAACTATACTTTTACAAACATTTTTGTCTAAAACATCTTCATATAATTTTATATAATCTGTAATCTGTATCATTTATAACCTTTCTTTTTCCAAAACATTTTTTTATATCTATCTATCCATTCAGAATTTAGTAAGTTAAGAGTTTTTGAATGTAACTTTTCATAATAAAAACCAGCCCACATTTTATAAGATTCTCTTTTAAATGGAATAACTTGAACCATAGGTTCACCCTTTTTTATTATAAATTGTTTATCCCATTTATTTAAAATAAAAGGAAAGTTAATTACATTTATATATTCATCTGTATCAACTACACCAGCAATTATGTCGAATCTAGATTCTAATCTATTCATGGGTTTTACAAACAAACAACTATAACCTGGAGCAGTTTTAATTAACCATTTATTAATAAACTTACCTGCGTTTTCTCCAGTTACTTTATGCCAAGTTTTAGGTAGTTGAGTTTTATTATGATAACCAAAATCATCTCGTTCTCTGTTAGATGGTGTTACAGTAAAGTCAGTTTCAACAGGATCAACGACATAATCTTGATCAAATGGTATAATATAACCCATAGTTAAAGAATCAAGAAAGGGCATACATGTTTTTAATGTTGGAGAAAACAAATTACCATTTTGAAGTCTTTCTAACTTTTTATATTCATCGGGAATAAATTTTGATGCAGGTTTAGGATGTGGCCAAACATTAACCATACTTTTATCAGTCGCACAAAATTTAATTTTTTTTTCAAACATTTTCTATTACTTCAGGTTGTTGTATAAAATTAAAAGACATAGATCTTCTTACAGCACCTTTAATTTTAGTTTTAAATGGCATAACACAATGACTGTGACATGCTTCAAAAATATAAAAATGACCAACTTCAGGTTCCATCCATTGACAAGCAATACCATCTGGCCAAATAAAACCTAATTTACCATCTTTAAATTTATGAGGATCTTTTGTATCATCAACAAATTCAGGTACTTTTAAAAACAAAACAGTAGACCACCCTGTTCTATCATGATGAGTATGTGGTGGATTGTACTCACCTTCTTTCATATCATTAATCCAACAACTTAATATTTCTAATTTTTTACTTCCATTATATAACCCTGTCTTCTCTAAAGTTTCAATATAATCGTTCATACAATCAACAATGTTTTTAGATATTTTTGTTTTACCAATTATGTGAGTAAATTCTAATTCCGAATCTAACCTACCAGCAAGTCTAGAACCAAAAGAAGCTAACTCTTTTTTACGTTCTTCATATCTATTATTTAAATCATCTATAGCATCTAAAGGAAGATCATATCTTTTAACTATTCTTCCAAATATTTGGGTTTGTGCTTTCATTTTTTCCACCATAAAATAATTGTGTACCTTTCTTTTTTCTTTACTGGTTTTACACCATGATAAGTTTCAGTGCCATCAAAAAGTGTAATTGTGCCTTTTTTTGGTTTTAAAATAACATTGTTTGTGTAAAACTCACCACCTTCATAATCATCATTTAAGTAAATTAAAGTATTGTATTTTGTATTTTTTCTACCATCATCCCAATCACATTTATCACCATGTATGTGTAGACCACTTGAAGAATCTACAGGCCACGTTTGAATGTGTATATCATCTAATTCTAAAAAAAGATTATACTGTTTAAAATAATTAATTGTTTTTGAAATTAAAGAAGTATCATCATGAATAAAAACAACTCTTTTGTTCCAATCATATGGCTCAACATTTTTATTGGCTTTATTAACGTAATAACTACATTGATCTTCCGATAAAAAATTGTCATCTATTATCATTTTGAACATCCTCAACTACTAATTGAAATATTGCAGAGTATCTTCCTACTGGACTTTTAGCATTCCATAATAAAGGACT